CTTGAAAATATTACAAACTCGTTGATTAATAGATCACATTCACCTGATGGACAAGAAGTAGATGAACGTTAAACTAGTAGATGGCAAACCATTCCTAGTAACAAATTATCACGATCTATGCGAACACCATATTTCGCGACCGGACGAAAGTATTCTGAAGGAAGCGACATATAAAGATATTCAAATGTTCATCGATAATGACTTTTTGAAACAACGGGTTCGTGCAAATGCTCTTGAAGGCGTTAGATGGAAGGGTGTTGAAGATGGAACCATCATGTTCAACATCAAATCCAGTCTCCACAAAGACAATAATATAACCTACACCAATGCTTTTAAATTGAATTCATGGGATGCCTTTGTGGATGAAACAGAATTCAATCCAATCGAGCGTGCTAGATTGATGATGATGGAAGATGATTTGATGGTTCATTGTACCTGTCCATCGTTTCTTTATTGGGGATATCAATATCTTCTAACTCAAATTGATGCTGCCCTAGTACCAGAAGACCGTTTACCCAAAATCAGAAACCCCAAACAACGTGGTATTGTGTGTAAACATTTGAACAGATCACTAAGATCATTCCCGTTCTTTACATCTGACCTAGCACAATACATCAAGCATAACCATAATTCCAAACATGGCAAAGATAATACGGAAGATAAACAATCTAAAATGACCGAAGCTGCTTATTCTAGCAATGACGGGGATGTGTTATATGAGGAAATATTAAAATGGAACAAGGTGAAGAAGACGAACAATTCATGATTGCCATGAATTCTCGCTACCCAACGAAGAATTATCAATTAAAATTCAGCAACCCACAGCGAAAAAATAATAATAGCATCAGAGATTTCATGTCTTTTCTCATGAGTTTGTCTTTACGGGGAAAGAGTGAAGAACAAATTGAAAACCGAATATTAAAAGAATATCCAACACACAGCGTAAATGTCATATTATTAGATGATGAAGGCGAAGCGTTCGAGATTGATATCATCGGACCAAGAATTGTCGCCTCATTGATTTATGAGGATGTTATCAGATGAGAACGCTTATATTAACACGTGGTCCAGACAATCTAAGAAAGCCGGTCGTTGCTGAATTGATGTCCTTACTGAACACCGATGTTAATAATATCACAGCCACCTTCTTATCATTCTCTGATTACGATTATTTGCGCGATCCTAAAGCCGCATATGCTTCTGTTAAGAAATCCTTAAAGGTGGAAGTCAATAATCAAAACAGACACATCGTAATAGATTCAGAGTCGCCCGGATTACAATCATGGACCGGGTTTGCTTCGGCGCTGAAGGGAACGTCGATCTATACAATCGGATTGGATTGTACCGAAGAACCTATTATTTTCAATCCCAAAACAGCCTTCACAATGTTTCAGTGTGTTCATTCGTCTCATATACAGCATATACTTAAAACAAATAACATATTGACTAATTAGAAACACGTTGATATAATACTTGTATTATGTTTGCTAACGAAACTGCCGCCTTTTTCTTACTAGCTCGTTATAGCGACGAGAACTTTGACCAGACAGGTGATCTGTCTGCCGAAGACGCGCTTCTGCATGCACAGACTTTCATTGATTCTATACTGGATTTATTCGGTCGCATCAACAGCGATATGGGTGAAGTTGAACTTCAGACTCATTTTTATGATGTTGGTAAGGAATATTACGGAGGTCCACAAAACCTTCGTGCATTTTTCCGTGATTGTTACCTGATGTTGACAGGACGACCAGAAGGTTCACGCATCGGTGTAATGGTTTACATATTGGGAGTTGATGAATTCAAGTCTCGTATGTGTCGCCGAATGAATGATCCGTTAGGCGAATTTAAGTAATGGTGCATATCGGAGTTATTCTTCAATCCGATATGCACCATATTCTCTGGGATCATCAACAATCTTAATAGCATGTGACGTTCCCACGATTTCACCAGCATCAAAATCCACATAGGCCAGTTTGCCGCCTTCATAGGTTTGGTGACCTAGATCAACGAAATGAGCTGTACCGCCATCGGTGGTGAAAGACAGAATATCATTCATCGACAAGATGTGGTGACCAATGAAAACGTTGCGGCCTTCAGGGATATAATCAAACCAATCCAGTAGGCGCATAGGAAGCCCATTCTCCCCGATAACGCCATTGGTCATTCCATAGACCAAACGGCTTCTCAGGATGTCTTCTTCCTTCTTGGATCGCTCTGTTTCATCGGCGATAGGGTGGTAAGAAGCATGGGCGAAGAAATTCTTCCCATAATTCACATACCAAGGGATATTGCCCATGAATGTCTTGTACCGTTCAACAAACGCTTCACCCTTCGCATCAATATCGATTCGGGTCAGCTTATGCGTTTCTGATACAGATACAGGCCGACCCTGATAGAATCGGTAATGCTTCCAACCGTGATTGGACATAACCACATGACCTTTACCTTGGTCATTCAGGTCCATCATCAGTTCAATGCATTTAGCAGGGTCTGGTCCACGGTCTTCAAGGTCACCCAGTTGCAGAACATACCTGTCCTGTTCAACGGCTTCCGTGACCATTGCTTCAAATTCGTCAAACCCACCGTGAACATCACCAATGGCTCTAACATTTTTATCTTTATCAATAACAAATTCCATAATATATATGTATACGTGTTTTATAGCATAGTCAATATAATAAAGCGGCCAACCGATGTGAACCGGCTGGCCGCTCTCTTCTACGCAGGCGAAGTACCAGAACTCCTACGTAGGGGTTGAACAACTGATACGTTGTTCACCACTGTTACTGTTTCGCTGGACCGCACACGATAAGGTGTCTGGCCGAACGTACAGAATACGGACTAAAGCTGAATGGTCTGAAGTATATGTCCGGGTAAGACCATCACCACAATCAACACGAACACGAAGTGAACCACCGTTTAGTGTTACGGCGATTGGGCATTCGCGGGTTTCTTCGGTTTCCCACTTGGAAGTAGACCATGGAAGGAAATTGTTGAATAAAAGAATCCAAACCAGTGACACAACGATGACGATAGCAAACGCGGGGGGAATACTAGTGCGTTTTAACAGGAAGTAGGAAAAATTCATTACGGTTGACCTTCTACTGCATCATCATCGGAAACGATGGTAACGATTGGACAGAAATTATCCTTGAACATGGTATAAACCATGGCCACGAACGATGCAATGACCGGAATTAATCCAAACAAGGATAGAACCCAGCCAACAAATTTCACAACGCGTAGAAATCCAGTCGCCATAATATCCATAAACTTTGAATCTGTGGTTTCTGATTTATCACGGAAATCAGGTTCGATACGACCATGGCGTTTCTTCAGACGTTGATGCGAAATCATATCGCTACCCGCAGAAAATAACCACAACCCACCAATGACGAAAAGAACTATAATGGTGGCATAAAGGTAATACATATATGTTCCCATATGGCCCGTTGCGGCAGGATATATGAAAACAGCTGTCAGGGGGATTGCAATGAGTAGGATTGGCACCAATGCATATAGCACGGCCCACACCAAATGGCGACACACTTCACAGAAATTCATCTTGTTGCCAGAAAAACGTCCCAACAGAGGGTTCATTTTATATTCGATGTATTCACCGTATTCACCATCTGGTGAGAATTCATGTCTTATTTTACTTTCATATGCGTGTGAATTGAAGGTTACAGCGCCCAATAGAATATTGTGCATCATGCTACCTTTTTTGATTTCCCATAATTTCATATCGGTGTCTCCAAGGTTGATTTCCCCTTGGTATGAAATTATGAAACTAATGTCAATAAACAATTTGACATCATATACCAAAACATCTATAAGTAATTCAGATGGCGCGGTGGTCCGAATGGCTTAGGCACTAGATTGCAAATCTGGTTTATGTGGGTTCAAATCCCACCCGCGCCTCCAACTTATTGAATTAACCTAGCGTACCATCATTGAAATCACAAACTGATCCGCCCCAACGGTCGGCCAAATCTTGTGCGAACGCATACGCCTGTGCACGTGTGCCACGTTTTGTGCCTCTTCTTGTAGCCTGTTTTCCGTTCCTTTTTGATTTACAAAGCTTGTATCGCCAATTACGAACTTTATTAGGATCGGTCCTAGCTTCAAAAATATCTAATAGTTTCATAATGCTTCTCGTCCAGATTATTTTATTATTTATCACTTGACGATGGTATGGTTGATATGATAATTAAGTGGTATGAACGAGCATATTGAAAAATCCGACAACATAGATATATTGTATTGCTCGTCACCGGCCATGTTTCGTGATGCGCCGTTGAGATTCATTGCACTCGCTCTATTATTTGCATCTTCGGTTATCCTTCCGTGGTTTTGGAATCCGTTGTTTATGTTTTCTATCGGGGTATTTGTTTTATCCTCGATAGCCATATTTGATTGGATTTGGAAAACCGTACAGACCAGAGTCATCATAACCAATAGTTATATCAGGGTTATTACTGGTATCTTTGATCAAGACACTACGCAGATTTTCATTAAGGATATTACTAAGTTCAGATGCAAACAAACTGTATGGCAGCGGGTTATGGGCATCGGTCGAATCGAAGTTAGTTCGTCCGCATCATCAGAAACCGAGATAGAGATTGATTCTCTACCCCGGCCTCATATGATTATTCAAGCTATCAATTCAAATCGTTAGACGAGTGACTTCTTAACGCGTCCACGCTGGTGCAGACGGATGTAGCAGACTTCCGATTCGCTGGTGCTGTTATCAAAGTCACGATCCTTATCAGACTTCACTGATTGACGTGAAAGCGAAAGACGGGTGTTGGCATTCTCGCCTTCCATCAGGTCTTGAAGACGGGACATAACCGCATTAACAAATGCCGGATTACCGTCGATACGAATTCCACATGCACCAAAGGTCGAACCCTTGGCACCATAAGGCACCGGAGTCATCACGGGCAGGATAGCCTGATCAGGCTTCATCTCGCCCCATTCATTCATTGTGTCTTGCTTGCTCATAATATCTCTCCCTGATACAATACTATTGTATCAGGTTTTATCAGTATTGTCAAGCACTTATATCAGTAATGATTTTTATCATATATGGTCTACGTTTTAGGATCACTGGTCGATAATTATATGTATGAAAGATAAAGCTATGTCTATTTCCGGTTATGACCGGATTGAAAATGATGCATATTTCACCATTGAGGAATGGTGCACTGACGCATTATTAAAAACGCTTGGTGATCGTTATCCCAAGAATGAAACCATATGGGAACCAGCATGTGGAGCCGGTCACATGACTGATGTTCTCAAACGTTGGGGATACAATGTAAAATCCACCGACATCAAAGATTGGGGATATCATGATCTATTGGCGGTAGAAGACTTCACACATACCAAGGTCGCACAAGGTATGCATATAATCACCAATCCGCCATATGCTAAAAAAGATGCCGAAGCGTTTGTCCGACACGCGGTGAAGATGATTGAGGACAATAAGGTTATATCAGTAGCGATGTTGATGCGCAATGAATGGGATAGTGCAAGTGGAAGAATGGACCTTTTTGCAAATTGTCCATACTTCCATAGTAAGATCGTGCTTCTAAAAAGACCAAGATGGTTTGAGAAACGAGAAAACGATTCTTCACCAAGGCACAACTACAGTTGGTTCTATTTTACCATAGCAAATGCATTAAAACCCGACGAAAGCCCTAACCTTATGTATTATCGACCATCTTAGAAACAAAAGTCCATCCCTCGAATGATTTTCGCCTACCACGGATTAAGTCAACTATTGAATAGTAAGACATACCAAAGTCTTTACAAAATAAAGGAGCATCGAACACACCCATCCAAACCCATTCGTGCAATACTATCACCCCAACAAATAATTATACGGTTTGAACTGTCACATTGGCACCGTTTTTAGTAAACGTTACATTATCAAGATCAATAGAAAGATTTGTATTTCCAATCAATGTAGTTGAATTAGTATATATAGTACCAGACCCGCTAGCCGAAAACGTATGAGTATAAAACGGATATTTCGAATCCTCATAGGAAGACATCAAAGCTGACATCATCGGCATATCGGATTGCTTTTCAAACGCGACAACCTGACCATTCATGAAATCCAATACCCATATTTTACCAGTGAACATATTCACTGTTTCCCAAAACTTAAATATGACAGGTGTTATTATGGCTGGTTTCATTGTAATGCGTTTTCTCTCATCAATATCCAAGTAACATCCGGCATCAAGTGAACCAGTTTCCCTGATCATATCTTTTTCTGATCTGAATAGGGTGTTGGATGATAATTTGTAATCATCAATATCCTTTAGCCAAAAGCTAAATGCTTCTGCATCTTCCTTCTTCAAAAATTGTATCATTGTACCGTGATGATAATATTGATCATTGTACTTAGACAAGTGTGATTTGATATTAAGCTGCTGGTTCATATCTTCAGATATACTAATATTATCTTTGAATTTAATATCTACTGAATATAAAGTCTTAATCATGATTGTATCTCGCTGCAAGCATTGTTCCGTATGGTGTGGCGTGTTCAGCCAATTTTATCAAATTATTCATAGAGCAATATCTAAGAAAATGAAAACCAACTTGTTTAATGTCGGCCTTACTTGTTTGACGTTCAATGACTTCATCTATCAAACCAACAATCTCTGCTGGTTGTAGAGTAAGATCAACCAAAAGTTTATTACGTTCATACAAATCTTGTACTTTGATATCTTTCACAAAGTTCAACCCAGACTCATCCTTATAAACTACTCGTTCGTAGATGCCGTCCATCATGTTTGACCATGCTGCACCACCCGGATTATCAAATGCTTCACGTATTTTGGTGGTTCTATATCTAGGAATATGCGCTGCTGGAATATTATCGGACTTATCACCCTTCATGATTTTCAGAAAGAGTTCCCATTCCGGTTCAATGACAACGGGATCATCCGTGATTTCAGTTTTGGTTTTGATAAGTTTCTGTTTCCACGTCTCACCGTAATATTTTCGACGTGGGTATTTCTTATCCTGTTGTCCATCTTGAAAAAAGACCCCATCAACCGTAATCAGCTCACCGTTTACGCCGTTGTATATATTAACGTTTTCCGAAATCAGTTGTTTGAAATCAGCATCAGCAGAAATAATAATGTGCTCATCGTTGGGATGAAGGGCGATCCAACGGGCAATGAAGTCATCTGCCTCGATCAAATCATTACGAAGCATTGTTACGTTTGTGCGTTTGTCCAAGAATTCACTTAATTCATCCACTACTCGATAAATGCTTTCATTAACCTTTTCATCAATAGCGGTCAGGTTTTCTTTTCTATGTGCTTTATATTGCTCATAAAAGATTTTACGCCACGATGATGTGTCGAAGCACGCAACTACATGATCTGTGTTGAATTTATGGAACACCCGATTGAGTGACATAAAGGTGGTATGTAGACACATCGGCACGACATCATCAATATCGTTCGTTTGCTGAACGTGACGTGCTCTATGAATCATATTGTTGGCATCGATTAAACAGAATTTCATCAGTTGTTTCCACGCTTGTGAACATATGTTCCAGCTGCATCGTCATCATAGTCAGGATCACTGGTGTCTTCTGCTGGTTCAATATTATCATATGCATCATGATTTGTGATCATAACGCGTTGTATATAATGGCGAATTGCATCGTCAGGATCATCATCATCAAAACCACCCTCACGAACTCTATTCAACATGGGGTTATTATAATCGAACACCACGACAACCATTTCGGCTCGGCGATCATATTTGAAGTCAGTATAAATGAATGGCCATCCAAATATATCACAGAAAAATCGTTCTACCCTTTTCAAAACAGGCAAATCAACGGCGTCATCGTCATCATCTTTACTCATTATACTTGAACTCCTATTGTTTTCTTAGGCAGGCGAATATGATATGAAACGCCATCACCCGTATATTTGATATCCAAGAACGAACCACCAATGGTTAGATCACCATTCGCATAATTAAGAATTGATCCAATAACACGTTCCATCTTTTCAGCATCAAATCGAAGATCATTCACAATAGTGTCATCCTTAACACCAGTGGTCATAATCAAATCAATCGAATTAGAACTATAAGGAAGTCTGAAAACCAGATTATCCCCGTCATGAATAATTTTAACAACCGCATCATCTTTTGTTGCCATCATTTTTTGTAGCATGGCGGCTTGTCTAAACTCTTCAGCGATGGTGGGTTCCACTGAGAATACTAAATCGCCTTCCATCTTATTAATGAGTGGGGGGAATTTCTTAAGTCTGGCGCGTTCCTTTAGAACCCGTGGATCGACAGCACTATAATTGATAGTCAGGCGTGGACCGGCGAATTTAATTCCAGTGAATATGTCATCGCCTTGAAAACTTTCACCTTCTAGTAATTCCATCGTGCCTTTGCTGCCCATGATTTGTTCTTGGTCGAATATTTTCTTCAAGAAATTCAGATTACCGAGACACATCATTGTGTCGAATTCGGTAAATGATCCCATGTTTGCGGTGATCATCATCGATTTGGTTGGATCAATGCCGGTGGCGATTGTTTCACCCTCTTCATTGTTAGCGATGATAATGAACTCTAGCGCCTTGAACTGGGTCATGTTTGCTAAAGTGGTCTTCAGGATATTTTTCAATGCGTCCTCCAAAAATTCTGCGCATGTCATATACATAGTATAAATCAGCAACGCATCACAGTGAGCGTTCAGTATTTTTTGTTAACCAGTTAAGGAAACTGATCCATGTCTGAAGGCCAATCCCTCGATTTTCATCAGCTTAGTGCTGAAGACCTAAACAAGCTCGTCACTGCGGTGAGCACACTAGCAGCATATAACCTTGAGCGAAAGGAAATTGGTGAAGCTGTCAAGGAAACTCTTGAAAGCTTAGCCGCTGATATGAAGGCCGATAAAGATGCGGCCAAGGATATCAAACGCTTCGTTCGTAAAGCTGCCACCATCTATGCCAATAACAAAACAGATGATGTTCGTTATGAAAACGAAATTGTCGAACTACTGCTTGAAAAAACCAATCGTTCTTCAATCGAGAGCGAATAGCAGATAACTACCAGCACATATATATTGGAGCAACCATATGAGTGATAGCAAATATAGAAACCTTACACCACGCGAACAAGCGATTGATGCTTTTTACGAGGCGGGATCAATTCGGGGCGCAGCGCGGCTTCTTGGTAAGGACGAATCAACTGTTCGCAAGCAGCTTAAGCAAGCCGGATTGAATACCCATCGAGAAAAAAACAATTTTGCTCTTGATAAGAAGAATAAGCCACTCGCGGGTGGTGACTACAAGATGGAAGAACCAGAAAAGAACCCTCTTCCAGAAAAAGGTGAAGTGTTTCGTTATATTTTAACATCAGCTCAAAACAATACCTATGTGCACGAACGATTCATGAAAAATATCTTGGCATTTGCCGATGAGATGGATGCCAAGATATATATCTGCCGCAGCACGTATAATCTAACCGGGTATCGTAACAGGGGCACTGGTGAAAAACCCGGTGCTTCAACCCACGGTTCCACCACCGATGAGAATTGGTTCGATCCACAAGTTCAAGACTATATTATGGATCGAACCGTTCAACTCGCACCGGGATTGATATGGTGTGGTGAACAGCAAATTTCGGTTACTGCACAAACCCCATTATCCGGGTTTGATGATTACCGAGGTTTGAACTCATTGATTTTCCCATCATCTACAATTTCAATGCGAACCGTACCTACAGCAAAATACCAAGACCCCAAAATGCTTTATACAACCGGTACGGTTACAAAGCGTAATTATACCAAGACGAAGGCAGGACATAAAGCTAGTTGGAATCATGTATACGGTTTCCTTATTGTGGAAGTTGATAGTGATGGTGACTGGTTTGTCAGACAGGTTTCGTCACGTGATGATGATGGTTCATTCCAAGATATGAATTATCGCGTGGTTGGCGGCAAAGTATATCATAATGGCGAAATCGAAATACTGACGCCGGGTGATATACATGTGGATTTGTTAGACGATAATATCCGTCGAGCGATGCACGGAATGATTGATGATTTCAGACCAAATGAAATTCATTATCATGATTGTTTAGATTTCCAGTCAAGATCACACCACGATCTTAAAGATCATCAACTAATGTTCGATAAGTTCATCAACGGGTGCGAAAGCGTCGAGGGCGAATTATCACGACTGGTCGCATTCTTTAATGAAATGGACCGGCCTTGGATGAAACCGGTTGTGGTTTATTCCAATCATGATGATCATCTTCGGAAATGGTTGGTCGATAAACCCGATGCATATGCCAAAGACCCGATCAACGCTATCACCTTCCTAGAATTACAATTATCAGTATATAAGGCAACCCGTGACAAGAACAAAAGCTTCCATCTATTGGAAGATGTTTGTAAAAAGCTCGGACTGAAGTCTGATGTCAAATTTCTTCGGAAGAATGAAGAATATATCAAACTGAATATCGAATGTGATCTTCATGGTGATAGAGGGCCGAATGGTTCCCGTGGTTCCATGGTCAATCTCTGTAAGAGTGGTAACAAGGTCAACATCGGTCATAGTCATACTGCTGGTATCACTCGTGGCGCTTATCAGGCCGGTGTGATGGCTGATATGGATATGGGATACAATGATGGTCCGTCTAGCTGGTCTAGATCACTGATCGTCACTTATGAAAATGGTAAACGCTCCATTATCACAATGCGTGGTAACAAATGGCGAGCAAAAGAAAAAGGAACAGTACAATGAAAGTAACAGTAACTCTGGATCACGATGATCTTAAAAAAGCCCTCGTGGAGTATTTGGCGGATAATGGTCATCCACCAACCAAGGACAACAACTCGATTGACGTGATGGTTGATATCGATGGCGATTATCTCAAATTGTTTGATCTGATAGGGCCGAACATCACAATCGACATTTGATTCATCACGGGTATGTCATATTCTAAATAGACAGGAGAAAACATGACATACATCGATGCATTCAGACGCGGAAATTACATATGCGTGTCAGAACGGAACAGTGCGGGCAAACGAATTGAAAAACGTGCGCCCGCACCATTCTATTATTATATCAATCATCCAGACGGCACATATAAGTCTATGTTTGGTCACAAGTTGGCCAAGGTTACAGAGAATTCGTTTGCAAATTTCAAACATTCTATTGAAGAATTTCAAGATAACAACGTAGAAACATTTGAATCAGATATTAAATCAGAATATCGATACCTTGAAGACCAGTATGTTAACGCCAAACCACCACAATTACACATAGCCATTCTCGATATCGAGTCCGATAGAGAATTATCCCGTGGGTGGTCACGGCCTACAAACCCGTATTCGATCATCACGGCTATCACAATCGATAGAAAATGGCTCAACGAAGTCATCACCGTAACGGTAAAACCACCAACACTAACATTAGAAGAAGCTGAAGAACTCATCAAAGACATGGATAATACCTATGTCGTTGAAACAGAAGAGGAATTACTTCTATTCACGTTGGAAATTTTAGAAGATGCGGATGTAATCAGCGGATGGAATAGTGAATTTTACGATCTTCCCATGATCATTCAGCGTATTCGTATCACCCTTGGTGGCGAAAGTCTTGAAGCTGTTAGTAATCTTGAAGTGTATGAAGTTTCTGATCTGTCAAGGTCGCATCTGTCAAAACTGTGTCTGTTTGGTGAAATACCAGTTCCACGCACGGTTGAACGATATGGCGCTGATGAATGGATGTTTGTGCTCAAGGGCAAGGTGCATCTGGATTATCTTGACCTTTATACGAAATTCAGCTTCACCGAACTTCATAGTTATAAGCTAGACTATGTTCTTGAAGTTGAGATTGATGAAAAGAAAGTTGAATACGAAGGATCACTTGATGAACTTTGGCGGAATGACTTTCGAACTCACACACTTTATAACCGACAGGATACGATTGGTCTTAGCAAGGTAGATGATAAACGAAAATTCATCATCCTCGCTAACCAGATGGCACATACCGCCTGTGTTCTTTTAAAAGACACTCTTGGCTCGGTGGTGATCATTGAACACGCTATTCTGTGCGAACTTCACAAAAGAAATCTAGTAGCACCAGATAAGAAGCACGTGGAACAAGCCGGGAAGGTCGCAGGAGCCTTCGTGAAGCTTCCCGTGGGTGGCATGTACGAATGGATCACATCGTTCGATATCAACTCTCTGTACCCCTCTGTGATCCGCATGTTGAACATTTCACCAGAGACGGTGGTAGGCCAATTTGATATATCACGAACAACTAGAAAGATTGATGAACTTATTGCTTCGAAGACTGCCAAGGATACAACCGAAGCATGGCATAACTTCACGGGCGTTCTTGAATATCACGACATCCAAGAGGGTAATCAGTTTGAAGATATCAAATTGGTTTACGAGGATGGTGATACCGAAACAATGAGTGGTTCGGACTGGAAAGATTGGCTCGAATCAAACCCTGTCAATGTCAGTGCCAACGGGACTGTCTTTTTCACAGAAGAACAAGGTATTATTCCATACTGTCTTGAAAAATGGTATAACGAACGGGTCGAGTTTAAGGCAAAATCCAAAGAATATTATATTGATGGTAATAAGGAACAGGCCGAATATTGGGATACAATCCAACAGGCTCGCAAACTATTCCTGAATTCCACATATGGTGCCTTGCTCAATAGATTTTTCCGCTTCTATGATCCACGCTTCGGTCAATCTGTTACCCTGTCCGGTCGCGTTGTCACCAAGCATATGATTCGGAAAGCATGTGAAATCATTGACGGCAAATATAATTTTGGCGAGTCTGCTATCTATTCAGATACTGACTCCGTGTACATGTCATTGGCTAAACTGATAACCGATACAACCCCATTGGAAGACATCATTGAATTAGCAGACCATGTTGGTGATCTGATTAACCAATCTTATCCCGGTAAGATGGTTGAATCATTCTTCGTGTCACAGGAAAGCGGTACGGTTATTGAATCTGGTCGTGAAGTGGTTGCTCGCCGTGGCATCTTTAAATCCGATACCAAAAAGAGATACGCTCTACACGTGGTGGATGATGAAGGCAAAAAAGTAGACAAACTCAAAATCATGGGCTTGGAAACACAGCGTTCGGATACACCAAAATGGATTCAGAACTTTCTATTAGAATGCTTGAAGTCTGTTGTTCAACGGGGAGAGGGTGAAGATACACTGGTTGATATGATCATGGCGTTTAGAACCAAATTCTACGAAAAGGATGCGTGGCAACTTGGTTCACCAAAGAGAGTTAAGAACTTACAAAAGAAAACACACGAGCTTGAACTATTCGAAGCAGACAAGTTAGAGAAAAAGCCTCTTGTATATTATGTCATTCAGGCATCTCTCAACTTCAATGCTTATCTGAAGTATCATCAAGACATGCAAATACCACCTATATCAGATGGTGATAAAGTAGAAGTAATGTACTTGAATGAAAATGATCTTCATGGAAATCCATTAGGGTTTAGAATTATAGCTATTCCGGTTGGATTAAAAGATCACACCGGCTGGATTAAAGAACTGCCACTAAGCGTAACCCTTGCATACGAGGGATTGGTGACCAGAAAGCTTACCAATATTTTCGATATGTTTAATTGGGATTTCGATCCCCCTGCTACAACCGCTAACGATGTATTTGATTGGTAATGATTATGCGCCCTTGGGAACTACTTGAATTAATAAGCGATACGCCGGGTCGTAATGACAAGATGGCGATACTACAAACCATTGCTGATGATGAAGATAATGAATTCTGGCAAGGGGCATCCTATGCTCTTGATCCATTCAAGATGTATCACATCAAGAAGATGCCGGAACCAATGGAATACGGAACCGGTGTTAAGTGGCCCACCTTTGTTAAATTATTGAATGCCCTCACCAATAGAGAAATCACAGGCAATAATGCACGTGATACAGTTTTGGCCTTGGCTTCATCATGCACTGAGGAACAATGGAACAATTGGTATTATCACATCTTAAGAAAAGACTTACGATGTGGTATAAAAACATCAACGATTAATAAGATCATACCAGCAAAATGGTATATCAACACATTCGATTGCCAATTGGCTCAACCATTTCATAAGGTTGCTCACAAGAACCTACCCACCAATGCTTTCGTTGAGGGGAAATATGATGGTGCCAGAGCGCTATGGGCAATCCAGAAAGATGGACCAGTCCGATGCTTTTCACGAACCGGGATTGAGTATACGAATTTTAGTAAAATCTCGGAAGTATTTGAAAACCTTAAACAATATCCGGGTTTTCCTGATTGTGGGTTAATGATTGATAGTGAGGTTTTATCAAATGATTTCCAGTCATTGATGAAACAGGCTCGCAGAAAATCATCAGCATCGTTCTCGGGCTTTGCGATGGCGTTCGACGTTTTACCGTTGGATGAGTTTTATGCTAAGAAATCAGACATGATATTGGAAGATCGTAGAAATGTTCTTGAAGACCTTGTGGCTTTTCTGAAACATACGGTTGGTGCGAATTGTGCGGTTGATCTATCATATGCTCACAAGGGCATAAATGCACAGACTGACATGGATGAGATATTAGAACTATATCGAGGATTTGTGGAAGCCAAGCTTGAAGGTGCCGTAGTCAAGGATGCTGACTCAACTTATAATTTCTGTCGTGATGGATCATGGTTTAAAATGAAACCAACGGAAACTTATGACGTTATGGTGGTTGGTATCGAAGCTGGTGCTCCGGGTAAGAAATATGAAAACACACTGGGTGCACTAGTGGTTGACGATGTGGTTGACGGCAAACGCATTAAATCACGTGTGGCGGGTATGCCAGATGCACTTCGTGATGCTATTTGGAATGATCCGAGTTTAGGGATTGGACATATAATTGAAGTTGAAGCAGACGGATTGACGAAATCCGATAAAAACGATTACTACGCATTTCGTTTTGGTAATTTTTCTAGATATAGAGACGACAAAGAATAAAATAATGGCCTCAACCGGGATTACAGTTGAGGCCATTATCATTTCTATTGCTGATATGGGTGACTTATTCCATATACAAATCAGTAACCAGTGCTTCTAATGCTTCCATATCCGGTGTAGCCGGAAGCGAAGACTTGGCAGACAGTTCGTGTAGAAGTTTCATCTGATCTTCCAACTGTGCCGTCAACATCTTCATATCATAGTCACCATTACGAATCTTGAGCAATTCGGGTGCATCCGGTCTAGGAAACGTGATGTTACCTGTTTCGAGTAGTTCAACCATCTGTGTTGCTACTCGTTGAGCATGCATAACCGATTTCCAATCCTGCTTTTGAGGATTTTGAGATTGTTGGGCACGCTTTCCATAACCCGTGACCAACCCCTGAAGGATTTCCAGAGCATGTTTCAGTGGGGATGTAAGCTGAAGACCACGATCACATACACGTAACAACGGAACAAAATGATCTGTTGTATCATCATCAACATATTCGATGTGTTTTAGCTTGGTTAACTCAAGAATGCGATCCTTAACCGCAACAAGAGTTGTATATCCACCGAATTCGCGAACCAATCCTTCAAACATATCCCGTGCCACAATAGCGGAACTCAACCGGTCGGCTCTAACACCGAACTGAAGTGCAGTATTACGGCAAAATCCATAAGCACGTGTCACATTTGATGTAACAATCTTCGGACGGAGTGCAGTAACTACATCCCATACATTTGTATCCACCATTGAATTGATCCAAAACGCCGATGGAGCAAAACATAAATCCATCGACGTGACTTCACCACCGGCCACCAGCATAAGAAACTGGTGCAAAGGCATCGACAGGATATCGACCTTGGATGTATCCGCATTGTTATTATAAGCCAATGATACAGCACGAGCTTCGGCTAAAGCGTCACTCTCACCACTGTATAGAGTATTAGATGCAGAAACCCTTTGAAAGGCAATATCATTTCGAGACGGGATATGAACACCACGCACATCAAGGTCACTTCCACTAACAGAAGTTCCAAACAGGAATGATCCTGTAACCGCACCAAATACACTTTTCATCGCTGATATCCTTTGTTCTTTATTAGTTATATACGGACAACAACGAGCGGTCAATATTTAATTCAACGGAAATGCCGGATCATATGGTGTCGTTTGCTGGCGAATATCAGACATTTGATAAATCACCACCCGTTCTCCTAAAACTTTTTTAGAATCAGAAAAGGCGGATACCCAATGTTCTGGTGCATATTCGGTTGTAACGATTCGATCAATACCAGCGCCCAACAGCATCGATGTACAGGGTTGACAGGGTAGGAATGGCCAGATGTAAGCCGTGGCTCCACGAAGACGGTCACGGTCACCCAACCGTATCGCATTAGTTTCTGCGTGGATCATAAACTTTCTACGGAAATCATCATTGGTTAAGTTGTCAGACGAATCATCTATTTCACTCGGAAATCCATTGTAACCATATGATATCGGTTCATGTTTTTTTGTAACCATGAAGCATCCGACTTTGCGGCGAGGGTCTTTGGACCAGCTGGCAACTTCTCGTGCCAATTTTAAATGACGATGATCCCATACCGTAATCATAGAAATTGTACTCGCTTCTTAAACCATGTGGGTAGGTGTGACTTAAAGCTTTCATATTGGTACTTTACAGCCGCATCCAGAATATAGGTTATTGATTCATCATCACTGGTTCTAGTTGAACGACCGCATGCCTGAATAACCTTCATCCACGTTTGGTTGGAATACCATAACTTGTCTGCTTCCATTTTTGCCTTAACACGGGCATCCATAAGATTGGCAAATGGTAATTTTGCGATTATTTGGAAACCAGACAATTCGCCTTTCAAATCAACACCCGTGTGCATTGATGGCGAAATCAAAACAGTAGGACGATCATCCATACAATGAATAAGGAATAGATCATTATTAGATGTTATTGATCCTTGTTCTTTGAATATAAGTCTATCTTTGTGTTTAGTTGTTTTGGCTATGTATTCGGCAACTCTATAGTTACCACTATGAATAATACCTTTTTCATTTTCATGCATCTCCAATAATTCGTCAATCTGGTTTACCAGTGCACGTTTATTGTAATTGAAATCTTTGTATCCGAGTTTGAACCGGGGGATCATTACTACCGGCGATTTAACTGGATCGAAGGGTGTATCGACATCAATATAACACGTGTATTCAGGATCAAGTCCTAGTTCGGATATAATTGTATCTGGGTCACCCAGTGTAGCAGACATGATTATAATTTTGCTATCGGTAATATCATTGGTGAGTTTGAAATCAAAATAGGAAAGAAAGAGTTCATCGGCTCTTAACGGGGATATAGTCAAGACTGTACCAGCCTCATCCATATCGGTAACCCATTTGTTTTCTATATCTTGTTCAAAGGAATAAGATGATATGCGTTTTGTCAATGATCTTAAATATTTCTCAACACGAAGTAGACGCAGTTCGGCCACATTGACTTCGGTGCGTTGACCGTTTGAGTTGAGATTGGTTTCTGGTAACTTAGCTATTTCGGTCGCTATCTCGGTGAGACGCGTTTGGATACATGCATATATGTGTTTACATACAGATGGTACATCTTCGAAATCAAGAAAATTAAGAGCTGGATCAACATCAACTTTATACTTTTCGTACAAAGCTCTAGGGTTGATATCAAACGAGGCCGACTTGACTAATTTATCTTCAAGCACGTGGCCTTCATCACAAATAACAACATCACGGGCGGTGATTTCATTATTATTGATTTCAGATAATCCAAAAAGGAAATCATAGTTGGTTACAGCTATCTTTGCTTCGATAGCTCTATTGAACGCACTATAATAATCACAAAAGCTACGAGTGATACATCCCTTTTTGGTTTCGGGATGTCCAACACATGGTGCTTGGTCCACCATGAATGCCCTATTAAGATTACAGGTGTAGCTAGACTTGCCTTTAATCAGGCGAACATCTTTTGGGAATTCGGTTTCATATTGGTCTTGAAGTGCTTTAGTATCGGTAAGTAACCAAGCATTTTTGCCGAAATATTTAGCGATGGCTATAGCAAGACCGGACTTCCCAACGCCTGTTGGGGCGTTGAGAAGGAATACCCGTTTGTCTTCATTACGTTTAATGAACCGAAGGATTTCTGCCTGTTGGTCCCGTATTTCCTTATACGGAAAACCCGCAAAAATATCCATTAACCAAATTCCGTCTCGGTTTCGTCTTCATCGTCTTCATCGTCAACCCGTGATAAGAACTCGTCCATATCATCCGGGTTACTAGTTTCATCGGCAACATCATCACCGTTGTTGGTATTATCCAACGTTTCGATATCTGCTGCCGATAGAAGGCTTCCGCCGTGCAGGTCTTTAACATCGTCTACGGAAACCGCAGCACCACATTTCCCACAAAACACTTCCCGAAAGTTTTCCGATTCGTGCAGAACAAGGTTGTCACACCCACCAACGATTTCGATGTATCCATCAGGTAATACGAAAATTTCCGCACCACACTTCTTGACCATCTTCGTGAAGAATTTAACTGGGTCATGGTCTTCACCAACCTTGTCCCAGAAGTCATCATCATCCGCGTTCGTTACTTCTGTTTCGTCAGACATCACATATCCTCTTTGACGTGATCAATAATTCCAAGATCAATTGCCCGATTGGTTACAATATATTCATCACGATCCATATATTCTTCAGGATTGGTGATGAGCGTTTTTCCTACAAGAACCGCCGCAATCTCATTTCTCATACGCATTGTTTCGGCGTGCTGTCGCTCAATGTCTTTAGATGTTCCAGCCGCACGGCTTGAAATATCATGGAGCATGATAGATGCCCGCTTAGTAGCGGATCGGTGACCCGGTGTACCATAACATAACAAAATTGCCGCTGCTGATGCTGCCATGCCCACACAGGTGGTCTTAATGGTCATACCAGCCGCATGGGCCATATCAATGCCATCAAGGATGGTGAATAGTGCGTGAACTGAACCACCCGGACTATTGATGATTAGTTCTATTTCATTTTGACCTTGGGTTTGATTGCAATACAATTGCGCCATGAAACAATTAGCCGTATCATCAGTCATTACATCATCGATGTAGATGATTTGCTTTTTACGGGATAGCCATGAGAAAATATCATAGGCTTGCTCACCATGTTTACCGGATTCAAAAACGATTGGTGTTCGACGATTCATTAATATTATCTCCACAAAACTTCTTGTATATCACTATATTACAAAGATTCGTAAAAGTCTACATTAATTTTTTTGATCAACAGCGTTTTGTTCGAGACGGGTATTCAGCTCGTTGATGGTTTCAGTGATCGCATCATTTTCATTGGCCGCATTTCTTATTGTGATTTCACATTGAGCGTAGTTTTCATTATTGACAGTCATCCATAATCCAAGTTGACGTTCATCTTCTTCATTCTCAATGCCATCACTAACACTACGTGGTGGGTTTACATACCGTGGACAGCCATCAAAAAAGGATGAAGGAATAGATACTGCCCGAAATTCAGTTTGATATACAACGGGTGGTTCTTCAACAGGAGCGAACAGTCGGCTAAACAACCCAGCGCAACCAGATAGTACCAATGCACACGAAACCACAGCAACAAGTTTAATTAGGCGGGGGAGTAGAGCCATCAATATAATCCTCAAAAGGTATTCCGTCTTCGCGGGTCGCTTGACGTGATGCTTCTGTTAAAAACTCACCAACGATTCCACCTTGAAGTGTGGAATTTTGTAAAGCAGCAAGTCTACGTCTAAAGGCTATTCCATCAGCTTCTCGTTGCTGTGTCAACTCACTAATGCGTTCATCTTGGGTTTCACGCAATTCTTGCATGCCTTCAATTTCAATCCGCATTGTATCTACTTGATTTTTATATTCATTAGCTCGTAACTGTGTTGTTATCTGATTTCTAATAGAATCACCATACTTGTCAATAGAGTGTTCAATAAACCACAGTGATCCAACAACGGCGATGATGATCCAGAACCACTTACTTCCGAGAAACTTACCGACGCCGGGTATTTTTCCAAAGAATGACAGAATGATTGATCCTAGTCCAAACATATCACACCATCTTCGCGAAGAATATATCTACAACATCATCGGTGTATTGATATTTTTCATCACTATTTGGGAATGTAACAGAAAAATCTTCTAATGGAATGTCAGAAATGGTTGATATGTCCTTGATCAACCCACGAATAACTTCTTTGGAGTTCTCGTGTCTCTTCAGCTCGACATAAACGATACTCGCATTAGGGACTGTATCGGAGTCAGACGAATCAACATCAACAACACCGGGTGTTTTGGAACAAAAGTTTTCTAACGGTTCGACGGCGAGTGGTTCATTTAATACGAAGAACGCTAGAACAATATTATTGTTTTGATTCTTAGAAACGTATTCATCAAATGATACCACTGGTTTCAATAGATCACGAAGATCACCGTTACCCAAACCTTCGGTCAATATTTTCCTAATGCGGGGCGAATCATTATTGAAATCAACCGCGAAATACTCTTTGATGATTTGTTTATTCATAAAGGCTTTAGCTTGGCCTAAATTTTCGAAACATTTACGGAAAACCGGTTCACCTGTTTTGGTCGATTTGATATAAAATGAGTTTTGTGTAATTTCTATCATCTGAAATCTCCATTAAAATGGATCATTGCCAAAACCATCATCTTGATCGTTTTGTTGATCTTCTTCATCTTCTTTTGGTGCATAGCCTTGATCTTCGGCTTCTTTACGAGCAATCTTGCGATTGTTGTCTTCGATTTCATCCAAGATAGAACGCAAGATTCTGATTTTCAGAACGGTGCGGCCATCACTTAATTTTTTTGATGTTGCTTTGTTCTCATTGTTAAGACCCAGAACCCGCTTGATCCCACCACTATAATCAAACTTGATGGGGGTTAATAGTTGTAACTCAAACCAAAACTTTTCAATAATAGGGGAACCATAAACACTCATGTCATCCCATCCTTCAAAAGAATAGGCAGAACATTCGTCAAGGTATTGTTCAAACATCAACAAATAGAAGTTTTGTGATTCTCGATGTTCATCACCAAACTTACTTTCTGTGAGTAAATCAGTTATTTCTTCTTCGGGAGCACCATTACTGAGTGCTTCAATTAATATATCAAACTCGGTCATGAATATATTTATAGCATTACGGGCCGTATGAGCAATTCACACGGCCCGTAATTATTAATCTTCCCAGCGGTCTAGTATATCCTTCACTACTTGTTCACGCTGAATGTCAATATTGGCGAACTCGGCAAAGCCAAGATCAGGGCAACCCTTCAGAAATTTCTGAGCCTTTTCAAAGCCATCGGCATCTTTGCGATCACGTTGACGTGGATCACCGGTGATGATGAGTTTTGAATTTGAAGAGACACGGGTTAGTAACATTTTCATCATGTCTGAATTCATGTTCTGTGCTTCATCACATAAAATCCAAACATCCTCAAAGTTACGACCACGCATATAGGCTAATGGACATACTTCAATAATTCCGGTTTGCATTAGGTGACGGAAGTGACCTGTTGTTTTATACCAGTACATTTCAAATACATCAAAGATTGGTTTCAAATATGGTTCACATTTTTCTTCCAGTGTTCCGGGTAAGAAACCTAGTTTCTCTCCACCGGCTTCAATAATAGGTCGGCACACAATGATCTTCCTACATAGACCACGTTGGAGTGCATCAGCCGCCATCATTGTAGCCAAGTATGTCTTACCCGATCCAGCAGAACCGACACCAAATGTTATTTTGTTGTGGTTAATTGAATCCATAAATTGCTTTTGAGTGCGTGTTCTAGGCGTAATTACGCACATAGAAGTATCCTCGCGAAAAGCGCGAGCGACTTTTTTCCTTGACATATCGCATATCCTTGATTTTTGGGGGTTAATATCGCGAGCATGCTTGGATCGATGATCGAAGCTTTTATTCTTAGCCTTCTGGAAGGGTAGTATTTTTTTGCTCACATGGATATTTAACAGCGCTCCAAATATGCAATAGGAATATTATGCTGTTTCTATGGCATGTAGTTGTTTTTCAATGCTAATAATATTTTGTGATAGGTCGTCAAATTTGGTGGACAGGGTTTCTAAATTACGATCCATTGAATCCACAATATTTACTGTTTCCATCTCTTCTATATATTGTGCCACTTTAGTAAGCATCGACTTACATTCCGGCTTACGAATGTAGCGATTATTGAGAAGCCTTAGTGCTTCAGAGGGAGAGAGTCCATCGTACATTTTGTTTCCTGTGAATTCACACATGTGTATATATAATCCTATTGTGGATATAATCTATTTACCATTATCTGTATTCTAGTGGTGAATATCCTTATTAATCAAATGAATACAGCGTGATATGAACAGCTCGTTCATGACTGTGTAATGACGCCCAATGTGGCAGAAAGGTTGATTTCTGGATCGGCCACTGATGGATTGTCAACCAATGCGGTCTTTAATTGGAATAATGCGCTTCGTTCATCTTTGAAAAAATGAAGATTATTAGAGAGCCATATGATGTACCCTTCAATCTCTTCACGGGTCATACTCTCTTTAATCAGATTTCTCCCACCAGTGATATCATTTGAAATAAACAACTTCACTATATCTGATTTCCAATCTTCACTCTCCGTTGTTCGGATTTTCATAACCAGTTTGTTATTAACCACACTGGATTGGAGAGTTCGTATACATTTTCGAATAGATGGATAATTGTCATCTACTATTTGTGCAATGATGTCTAATCCGGTATCATCCACATCAATCTTTTCCTGATCGAGTATGAAGAGAAGCCGATTGATCAACCCTTCGTGATCCGGTGCATCGATCTTGATAACAGTGCAGCGGTCTTGTACCGGATGGATAATCTTGTGTAATCGGTTTGCCGTCAATATCCATCGAATGGAATTAGTATACTCTTCCATATCATCGTTAAGCATGGGTTGAGCAACAACAGTCATACCATCGGCTTCATTCAATAGGATATAGCGATACAGTGACCCCCAGCCGCCCGTTTGAATGAAATCTGTGACCTTATGACGTAGAGTTTCAACATTGCCCTCACGAGCAGCGTTGACCTTAAGGAAATCGTTATCATCCACGGCGAGTTCATTCATAATGATTCGCGCCAAGGAAGTCTTACCGGTTCCAGCAGGACCAACCAGTAACAGATTATCAATCCATCCTTGTTTGATCCAGTTGGTTACACGGACTCGATCATCGTCACTCTGGAAAACGTATTCATCCAGTGACATTGGTTTATATTTATCAACCCATAGATCAGGAATCATGACGCTTTGCTTATTTGTGGTAGAGTATCTTCGGTAAGACCATCACCAACCAATAAAATCTTACTGGGATTGGTCCAATGAACGGTTGTGGATTTACCGGCGATATCAATTTCCATTCCACGAACCCACCCAAGATGTTCTAAGAGAATGTAATCACCGATTTCAATATTATCTTGCTCGCGAACCTCTGGTCCAACCGCTAACACCTTTGCCCAACGTGGACGAATACCCGCTGATTTCATGTTATCATCTAGTTGAATGATACCACCTGCGGTGATCTGTGCCCCCTTGTCGGAAATATGGGTTGCAATCCAGTCTTGGGTCGGCTCAATCGGGAAATCGGTCATCGTCATCCTCTTAAAAAGTGTGTGCTATACCTTTTAAATATGACAAACGGCACCCTTATACAAGGATGCCGTTCGATTTAATCAGCGATGTGGACTATTATTAGAATCTGGCCGCATGGTATGGCGTTTTGGTGCCAGTCGCCATGATCTTATCAACGAGTTTACCATCAAGAAATACACCACACAGTAGATGCGACGTGAATACGGACCCGATATCAAGACCGGTACGATGTTTGGCAAACATACCTTCAGACATAGGCGTATGACCGTGGACCACCATATCAACAGATGGTTCAATCCATTTCACGCGATCATGTAGGAAATCGGAGTCGCGGGTCCACAAAAAGGTTTGTGATGTTTGATCATCCAATAATTTGTGTGGTTGAACACCAGCATGAACGAACATGATGCGATCTGCGACATCAATATGATGGGTTTTACCCGTTGGTGAATATTTATTACCAACACAATTCACTAGGAATTCAAAATGGGTCGGGAAGTTCTTAGCGAATTCCTTCATCCATGCAACACACATAGATCGGTTATGCCAATTTTTTGGATCACTAGACTCGTGGTCTGGACCAAAATATGATTGAAGAGTTTGAAAGCCACCGTTGGACCCCCACCACATCATGTCTTGTTCGAACGAGTTATCATTGATGCTGGTAAACATACTGAGCATCATGTCCTCATGATTACCGGGAAGAATGATAGGATTATCAAGTGCCATCACCCGGTCAATCACATCTTTGGATTTAGGGCCACGATCAACGTAATCCCCCAAAAAGATTAATTGTTTATCAACAGCCGGGAAGTTTTCGGCATGATGGGTTTTAATCTGCTCAAGGATATCCCCAAGCAAATCATCCATTCCGTGAATGTCACCAATAGCGTAATAAAGCATTCTTACAATGTAACAGGATATATTGAGAAGTCAAGCAATCAATTCAAGTCTTTGAGAATATCATCAGCAACTGATTTTTCGGTTCGTGCCTTGCGTGGCTTTTCAGCAACCTTTTCGACAGTCTTCTCTGCGACTCGTTTTGATACTGGTTTCGATTCCGAAGGAACAAACGTGTCTTCCGGTCGAGCCAATCCAGATGTTTCACCAGCGTCCGCTTCTTGGGATGCTCGGTTTAATGTATTCTTACGTAGCTTTTCAAAATCAATCATTCGGCCACGGGCAGATCGTACAGTACTCATAATTTAATTCCTTCTCCAAGTGTATATATGCGTCGATTTGGACCAACAGCATCATTATTAATTTTCATGGTGATGACACCACGTTCCACAAGCATACTTAATATTTGCCCAATCATAACTGGGTCATGATGGGTATTAAGTTTACTTTCTGTTTCACCTTCACTGTTTTTCAAGCAATTCAAAATATGTGCTTGGCCCGATTTTGATGAAGACCAATCTTTTCTAGCCATTAATTTATTCCTCGTGTGTTCCGCCAAGGATCATTTGTTCTATTTGCATATCATGATGGCGTAATAATTTTCCAGAAGCTATTATGCTTCCGTTTGTAATACTTAGTCGCTGTGTTGAGCTTTTATTATAAAGCCTGAATATCAAATGCGTGTCGGAACTATCAAAGGTAGGATTGATTAATGTTATATGTTTGCTAATATCAGGAGCAAGCTTCATCTGTAATATAAACTCATTGGGAATAGAAATTTTCAACCCCATGTTTAAATCAACAGTTGTCTCTGGTTCCAATAGTATTGACCTATCGCTTATAAAATTACCATCGATTGGTAAAATCCCATCTGTAGCATCGATATAAACAACCGGATTATATGATTGCATGCGAGAGATTGTATTCTCGGCGAGTTCTTCAAATAGATAATCCCAACGTTTTATAAGTTGTGGCATGTATTGTGATATATGTTGTTCTTCTATTCTTTGATTATTAACATTCTCCGGTGGATTATTTTTAATAGTATCAGTAATAACATGGGTTAATTCAAAATTATACGGATTTTCCATAAGATATTCGTTCATATATTTTTCAAATAGCATTGCCCCAACAGAAGAACTCCTGTTATTCCCTAAAATCCCGGTTTGTTCGTTCAATTTCTCAAATACATTATCTGTCATCTTAAAAACTCACTAACTGGTATGTCGTATTTTATCGGATCGATTTTATTTATTCCCAACAGGAATAAGACTAGGCTTGCACAACTTGATCCTCTTCCTACTCCCCATACCACATCATTTGTGATGAAGTGGTTGATCATATAAAGTAGGTGTCTTATCAGATCGGTCATATGTCTTTTTTCGATTTCAATCAGTTCGAATGATAATCGATTTATATAAATTTCATTATCTAATTTGAGTTCTGACAAGCGAATAGCACATTTGGATTCGATATCATCACTAGCAAAGGGTTCTGGTGTATTCCAATCGTATGTAAATTCTGCATCAACATCTGTTTCGGTGAATTCTTTTAATTTATTTGTGCCGAACCGATTATATACTGATGTATACTCATTAAATTCCACTAAATAGTTATGAAAATCGCGGCCATCTCTGGCTAGTTGCAGTAATCCATTATAGGTGAAAACGACTTCACCAGCGGTGGTAATGTAACGATCTGATAATGTTATAAGCTTTTTGCTCATCAGATTAGACTTTCATCATAAATATACACAAGACGATTGTGGATCGAGGCATTTTTTCATGACTAACAAATTAAACCTAAGACAAATTTCTAAAATCCTGATGGAAGATATGCCACAGGGTAAAGCGGATGTTGGACAACCGTTCAAACCAAACCTGAAGCAAAAAGCCTCAAGCGGCGGTGCGATGTCAACTCCATCATATGATAAATCAGCAAAAAAAGCGCGGACAAAACCAGCGCTTCCTAAAAAAGCTGGTGATCGTAAGCCATCGCCAAATTCTGGACCTGCTGCAAGTCCATCTGCTAAGAAGATACCCGGAACCACAACTCAAACCCCTGCTAAGAAGATTTCGGCACCAGCAATGAAGGCATCGGGTTCAAAATCCAGAAGCCCGTTCGTTGATGCTAATAAAGTCAAACGATCTGAAGCTGAACCCCTTAAATGGTCAAGCTCTACATCGGGTGATACGAAACATCTGATTGGTGCTGTGATGAAGGGTATGTCACAAGGGTCTGTGCCTAAAATCAAGATCAATGTATCCAAGCCAAATATCAATTATGGCATTGTTCCTACCGGTGAAATGATTTCAGTAAGCCAATCACCAACAATGAAAAAAGTAAACGTATCCCTGAAGGCTATCAAAGAAGGCGTAATCAACGGCACAACGACAGTCTCGGTCGGTTCCCGTAAGCACACCTTTGAAGCAGCATCAGTTGAGATGATCCGTAACATGGTTCATAATTATGCCAATGTCGGTCAACCGGTAACAGTTGATATCAAGGTTGGTCTTCGTGAATCATATGCTGATAAACGTTTGGTGACATCATTACTAGAATCCATTCATGCTAAAGCATTGGACGTTGATCTAGTTCACAAGAAGAAATTAGCTGAAGCTTATAGTCGTTTCCGCACTCTGCTTGAGAATCAGTATGTTGTATTTCATAACCGTTCCAAAAAGAAGTGGGTAGCTGAATGCCTAGCACCAGCTTTCAAACAAGCATATGGTGATTTCAAACGAATTTATGAATCACACCTACAGCCATACGAAGTAACAATGAATATCAAAACCAAGCATGGTGTTGAAATCGTTGATGTTGTTACAAGTGCATTGAATGAGAATGTAGCAATGCATTCTGCTGTAGAAGAAATTGCTTCTGAGTATGGCCCATCAGCAAGATTTAACTATGGTTATATTGGTTCGAAAAAATATGTTGCAGAAGATGCATCCAGTCTTCTATCAAAAGCTTTGAAGTTCGATGACATGCCTGAAGGTTTCAAATCAGCGGGCTTCGGTTATAAGACGGGCACACAGACTGCCGCTCTTAAGCCAAAGGTTGATAAACTAAAGGCTTCCACGAAAAAGCGTGATCTAGGTGCTACGGTGTTTTCACCGAAAGCAGCACCGGGTAAAAACGCAGAGAAGCTTGTAGACCGCAAGGGTGCCGATAAGCGCGATAAGACCCCACGTGCTAATACAGCACCGGCTAAAGCCGCTGGTCCTCGTTGGGCTGAGTAATGTGATACACCGGGTGATGCAATGCGTTACCCGGTGGTATCCTCTTTAGAGAGCAAATATTTCTCTCGGATTTTAAAAAAATCATCCATAAGTTGAGTTATTAACTCAACGCCGTCGCTACTAGATGAATGCACATTATATGTGAAATCGATTGGCACACCATCTGATTTACCATACATGTGCATTAAATCATATACGGCGTTGTCAGCATTGCCCCCAAACCCCAAATAAAAATCAAAACCGATAAACGAAGGACATCCTCTGTCTTTCAGCGCGTTATGAAAATCTCGCATACCACGAGCAACCACAACTTCACGTGGATCATCAGCAAACCACGGATACGTTTGATCCGGGTCACGTTCATCGTCTAAGAAAAGAATATAACTCATAATGCCATTTATATAGGCATTGACTTATAAGTCAACTTAAATTTTCATAATTTTCAATACAAGCACGGATGGTTGCATTTTGTTGACAGCGGTTCCGGTCGATATAGCATCACCACTCGCGTCTACTGGCGAAGATGACATACCCGTGGTTGGGGCAATATATGAATTGTTGTAATACATTCTATATGAATGCTGGTGATGATCTTCACTACTGATATTACCATCCCATTTTGAAACCTGATCATTTATAGTTGATGTTGGTGTGATCGCGGGCTGTGACCAAACAGGATTTGTTGTGGTAGCGGTCCTAAAGGCATAGTGTTTGTGATCTGGGATGTTACCAGCGGCTAAAGCTATCGTCTCTGTTCCACCTGTTCCACCAATCTGTGAAACACCGTTGGTGAATGTTGCCGAAGTAATGATACCTGATGGGGTTTCAGTATTCATATCGGCCATAACAGTTGTTCGTCCAATGAAGTTCGGAAGAGTAATAGTTTTATCGGCGGCCCAATCATCACCGGCTGAAGCGCCGCGACCACCAGAAACAGCAATAATACTATTGGCGAAATTATTCCACAAATGATAATATATGCCTTCCATAGTATCACTAGCATAATCAGCCGTTGAACCAGCAGAACCAATTGTTGAACCATCAATGACAATCCAACCATCGGGTGCAGCTGTTCCAAAGTAGTCAATAATTGTTCCTGTAGGTAGAGTTGAACCCGTCCACGCAGGTCGGCTATTTTGAATTGATAATATTGATCCCTCTGCACCAGCGGGCAAAACAATAGCAGCAGATTGATCATCATATGTAATCAATGTGCCTTCTGCGCTTTGTTGGAATTTTCCTAAAGTTACAGCATTGTCATCAATCTTGTCAGTGATAACCGATGAATTTTGGAGTGCTGTTGAATTAATACTTGAAGCTACATAGTTAACCGTATCAACAGACTGAAGACCTAATTTGGGTGTGGTGACGGATTGAGCGCCTAACTTTTCTTCAGTAACAGATTGATTAGCTAATGCAGTCGTTGGAATAGACTCATCGATATACGCAGCTGTTGGAATAGAAGCATCAGCATATTTCGGACCAGTGACTGACTCATCAGCTAATTCAGTTGGACCCACTGCCGCAGGTCCAATTTTGGGCTGTGTGACCTGATCATCTGCGATTTTATCAGTAATGACAGAATCAGTGGCAAGCTTATCAGGAGTTACCGCTGCATCTTCGATTTGGTCAGTGCCAACGGAGTCATCCGCTAATAGTGGTTTAGTTATCTTGGTTGTCATTAGTTAAACGATGCGATCAAATTCTCTACTGATTGAATGTATACGACGAGTCCATTCGCCGGGGCAGAAGCATTTCCAGCACCATCATAGAATTTGACTTTATCATTTACTGAAACTGGCCCAAATCTAATTGATGTTCCGGTTGCTGGTGAAACCGCAGGGTCACTATCCATGACATATGTCAAACTGGTAGTTGTTGGTGCCGTGGCAACCGAGAAGGTGCCGTTATATTCACTCTGGTTGGCACCCACGACCGTAATAGGGTCACCGGGTGACTTACCATGTACCGCAGTAGTAACCATGGTAGCGGTCGTTCCTGTTGAGTTTAGAGACACAACAGTGTTATCTGCACTAATAATTCTATAATCATATGTGCCAGCAGCACCACCGGTATAACAAACCTGCATAACACCATTGAGTGAAACCGTTACTTGACCAGCAACCATTAACTGACCACCTGCATCAAATTCGGTGGTCGAACCATTCGCGACGGCACGCAATGCAAAGAATTGCGATGTACGTGATGGATTATTATAAACCAAGGTTCTGATTGAAATCTTGGCACCATTAGTTGGCACCGCATTCAATTTAACATCATTACCAATCATGTAATAATCACGAACGCCCGAAGAACCGGGTTGTTTAGCGGCACCTGCAATATAAACCTGTACATATTCAACTGGTGGCATTTGAGATGAACCGGTAGCATATAATGATGTTACACCGTCGCCAGTATAGTGTTGCCACAACACACCCGAACCACGTTCACCGGCAATAGCAATCCATGCTGTACCAACTCTGATATAAAGAATTGATGTATCGGTTGAGTAATATAAAGAACCTTCAGGATCAGCAGCAGTTGGTACTGCTGAATCAACTTCAACCTGTCCTTCTTTGACGGTGATCCATTCATCAGAAGGATCATCATTGAACATATAAAGGTTTTTGGTAGTCGTATTGAAAATCATACGACCCGGATAGTTGTCTACTGATCCAACGCTTGGTAGTGCATCGAGAATTTCAATTGATGCAGCAGTGGGGTTATTACTAACCTTATCAATTGGAAGGCCACGAGAACCATCAGTTAATTGTCCAGAAGGAATAAATCTTGCCATTAGAATGTGGTCCCTAGTAAGTAAACATCAGCGGTTAAAACATCGCCACCAGCGACCGCATTGATAATATTAATTTTAACAGTTTGTGTAGCAGCAACAATTCTATTTGCTCCTGATACTTCAACCCTGAAGAATTTAGTAGTGGCATCTAATCCAACTAGTTGAAATCTATCAACAATATCACCAGACGCATTGGATACTTCGATGGAACATAATGCTTCATTGTCTGCGGCGATTGTGATTGATGATGGGATAATGATGACACTTGTGACAAGTGTCTGAACGCCTGCCGCACCAGTATGAAGACTGATAGCGCCAGTAGCGGTAAAATCTACATCGCTGGCAGTTGGCAAACGCGTGAGAACAATATCAGTTGTTGATCCAGTTGCGACTAGAACCCACGAAGTACCATTATAATATTTCATACCAGATGAAGTGTCATACCAGTGTTGACCTTCGACTGGATTTGCTGGCGGGGAATTGTCTGCAAAGTTTTCTAGAAGATGATAATAATTCTCGTTTATGTACTTAGAATATCCCGCATACCCTTTACCAATAAGGGTAATCGGGGCGACTGTATCATTTTTAGTACCAGCGGTCACGGTAGCAACCGTACTGGTTCTTGTGTTGGTTACAACTGTGTTAGTTTGAACTGCCATGATTATTACCTTTTATGTATTTATACCACACGTATTCTTAGTGTATAGACAACCTCAATAACCCGGTTGGCTGTTTTTTCGATTGGGTTGAAAACAATATGAGTTAATAGAAGATTGTCATCAGTTTTGAGAGCAATTTCATCAAATACAAACGGTCCATCAATATTAGAAGAGATGTTATCGAATGCTGCTTGTCCAATGGGTTCGCCTTTATCCAAGACGCATCTGATTTCAACATCAGAGAAAACCGTTCCGTTGATGTGGCGGATACCGGTTTGGTTTCCTGATGGAGCACCTCGGCTTGTATCAACCACTTCTGAATAAGATGGTACATTCAAATCAGCTGAACCACTCGTGTTGGGGTTCGAATATGAAATAGCACCAACGTCATCAACCGTGGCACCACCGGTTCCAAAATGCATCGAATACACATGACCGGTATCGGTTCCAGATAGAGCACGAGCAATGGCCAAACTCATATTTTCTTTATGAATGGCGTTGCGTTTATCCATAAGAACTATCGGATCAGATTTGTTCATATCGGAATAGGACGTTATCTTGACATGACCTTCAATGGTTAGTCCTAATTTTTCTGTTTTGTTTATCATAATTCTATTTATCCCAGCAGTCCTTTATATTTCGTCAGAACATCATCAGAATAGTCAATATCTTCATCTGCATGACTAGCTTCTGCTGCCATGACAAGAATTTGATATACTTTTCCATCCATATTATCAGTTTTACCCGTGTTGTTTCCGATGATTAGCGCACTCGCACCACTTGATCCTGTACCCACGGGAGCAGTATCTTCCGTAACAGTGGCAGCAACACCATTGATGCGTGCAGTTGGATTATTTGCGACATCAGATGAATCATAAATGATTTCTACAAAATAATTGGTATCAAATGCTAATGAGCCATCTTCAATATCCCATAGGCCGTCTGTGGTGCTGAACTCTTTTGAGAAGCGTAATTCAAATGCATTACCACCTGCACCCGTTATAGTTCGAATGTTGAAATCACCAACCTTATGAATGATGTATCCAGAAGTAGCACCAGTGCTGGCAATATTGATCATCATCGCAATATAACCACCATCACCAAACACATCATCCATATTTGTGTTTGTGGCAGCGGATAAAGCGTAGGCATCATCAATATTAACAGAATTCAATAATGGATTATTATTTTTCAAGAATGGTGGAGCATCAGCGACTGCTGGTGGAAGTAAATGATTACCATTCCCCGAAGCATCAACCCACATACTCACATCATTATCTTGGTCCAGCATTATCATCGATGAATTACTCCACCATCCGATGATATCGGTTGTATTTGCTGGTGCCGGTTTATGAGCAATTTCCCACGAGTTACCGAAAGCGGTTGGCCCATACTCAGACATACCAGAACCTTGCAGTGATGATCCTTGACCGATCCATTCATATGTCAAATCGTAATTACTATCACCGGGTATAAATGATTGAACCCAATCACCAGCAGATAAGTTGTACGAAACTTTTTCTGAATTCACATAATAACTCTTCGTCGCATCAGTGGTTTCTGATACCCAAGCTGAACCAGTCCATGTGTAAATGTTATCATCCACATCATTGAGAACTCTATATCCAGTAATCACAGATGATTGACCAGTCAAATCAGTATGATCAGTCTGTTTATCATCTACATATCTAATAAAAGATGCATATTCAGCAAATGTAGATTTATCCTTGACCAAGGCATCGGCATAATAAGTAATATCAATAGTATCTCCAACTGCTACTGTTCCTGATATACTAATCGTTCTATTATTGATTGTATAATCAGATACGGTGGTGGCAGTGATTTTGAATTGATTATGCTTAAGTCGAACAGAATTCGCCATAAGTCTTATTTTATCACCGGAAGCCAATGTAGTTAACAGGATAATTGAACGAGGATCGTTCACATCAAACAAGAACCCAACACCTTCAGTCTGAGTTACATAACCGCCAGACTGAATATTGAATTGAACCCTTCCGATACCAAAACGATCACCGGTCATCGCAATTCGACTGCCAATAGATAGGGTAGACGATATAGTGATAGTTTTACCCAACGTTATTGTTTCTGTTAGGGATTCTGCTGGATATATATTTGTAATATGTGTTTCAAATGATGATGGGGTTGACTGTGCAACCATCGTATCGAAAGGTGCTGTATCAAAACCGTTTCCGTCAAAAGTTCCGTACAATCCAGTATGATGCACGGTGGTTTTGATGATTGAGCTATCCAACACATCTGATCGCACGCGCTCATCAGCATCGCCGCCATCCATATCATCAACAGCCGCCCCATCTGCGATGTCAGCCCAATCCACCCCAGTAACCGCTACTGCGTGTTGATAGGTTGAATCAGTTAATACAAAATTATCATCAATTGATGATAGATTTAATAGTCCGGGTGAAGCATAACCATAATCACGGCGTACTGAGAATAAGACATCTGGTGGTGGTGCTGTATCGAACACGATGGTTAGTTCTTCGTTATCAAAGAGCAAACGGAACGGCGGAATAGGTACAGTTACACCGGTTGCAATATTAATAGCCGAAACAGTATGTTCGAGGTACGGGAAGGTTTTACCAACAGGAAACACTTTGTTAAACTCTTCAGTATTGGTGAAGGTTATTAACAGTTCAGTATTCAACGTACCTAATTCTGGTCGATCCCATGTTTGGAAATCAAACTCAAATACATCAAATGGTTCCGTATCAAATCCATTGTCATCAAACGTATTGAAACTCAATCTATCACTGAACAAAGCTATTTTAGAATAATGTTGATCAGATATGGTTAATTGAGCTTCATCATATGTATTATCCCCATCATGAATAATATGAGAAGCAATGGTGCGTCTAGCCTTTGAATGGTATGGCTTATTATCATTTACTGATTTGATAACAACATCCGTTTCGTTGAACGGGTTATTGCTCGGCTGACCGGTATTAATTGTATTGATCAAATCAAAGTAGCTGGTCTTATAACACCAATCACAATTCTTTTGCTGTCTCATCATTTCGTATATGATGTCGAACATTATATGATTATAGTCTTCGATGGTGATATACAATTTGATGTTTGATAGAATATTACGCAAATCTGCAAACACTTGATTGTTTATTTGAGCTGAACCAGTGCTAGCTTGAACCTTGGTCCATTCCCCATCACTCGTGTACTGATAACTATGTGAAGGCGTTTCTTTAACACGAACGGCATCTCCCACATACATATCAATAAGTTGATCACGATCACTTACCGAGTTTACGACTTGTGAAGGGACATATCCCAATATATCATATTCAGATACTTCCCAATATCCATTTGGATTAGATGGGTATTCAAAAGATGACGGGAATGCAGAAGTGAAACCCGGCGACACATTTTTATCGTAAGTTTTCAATATGGCGTTGATAGAATTCAGAAAGGCTACCTTGGCACCCTCTAGGTCTGAATATATAATTTGACCTGTCTCTGTGCCATATTTGTCAAGGTCCGTTCTATACGAAGCTGGAACAGGGTTATCAAATATATCTGTACCCTGTAATGAGTCGATCATCTTTTCGACTACACCATCATTGATATAATTTCTCTTATCGTTCTCAACCAAGATTACCCATTGATCATGTTCTTCGTGTTGTTTCGGGAAGGTGAAGATTTGAATCGATAAATCATTTCTTGTATCCAATGCGGCTGCATTGAACATCATTGATGTTGCATTGAACACACCAAACCATGGAATCAGTGCAACCGTTGGGTCATATAATTGATTAGATATTTGATAAGCCGATAGCAACTTACCACTAATGGTGCTTCTTTTGTTTTTAACCCAAAAATAATATCGACGTGACCCGTC